TGGTCAAAACTCAATGATGGGACATGCTTCTTATGGCGGAACTCCTTTATATAATGTTGTTATAGGTTATAATGCAGGTCAACAATTTTGGGATGGAGATAATAATGTAGCTATTGGTTCTTACGCCATGGCTAACACAGCTCAACATTATAATACATCTACAGGAACAGTTGCAATTGGGTCTGGCGCAATACGTAACAATAGAAAAAATAATTATACCACGGCAATAGGATTTAATGCATTATATGCATTAAAAGGGAATGATACTGCTGCAGGAAATTATATAACTGCAGTTGGTGCTTATGCAGGATATACTGAAGAATATGGTTATGATCATACACTTATAGGATATAAAGCTGGATATAATTTAACAGCTTCAACGGGTAGTATAGTAATAGGATATGATGCTGCTAGCGGCCGATCCTATATGAATAAAGAATTATTTATAGGATCAGGTTCAACTCCTTTAATATCAGCGTCATTATCTACCGGCCATATTATTTTAAGTCCAACGTCATCAGAAGGACATTCTATTGGAGGATTAGAAGTACATGGATCAGGATCTAATATTTTTGAAGTAATAGGATCAGAAGGATCATTGTTTGCAATAGACGATTCATTGTCTGGATCATTGTTTGCAGTAACAAATAAATCAGGTATTCCTAGATTTGAAGTGTTTTCAGACGGCAAAATAGAAAAACAAGGTAATAATATTCAAGACGAATCATTTACATGGTTCATGGCATAATATGAAAAAGAACGGATACAATAGCGGATATATAGGAGTCGATCAATTAAGATCTATATCCGGAGTAATGTCTCAACAAAAATATTATATTATGAGACGGAACAATATAATACGAAAAGCTGGAAAACAATTAAATTCAAATGGTCTTCGATCCAATTGGGATGTAGCAACTATAGAACAAGAATTTCCTGAATCTTGGACTGACTCTGGGCCACAAAATCAGCCGTTAACATTTGTAGGAGGCCCTCAAAAAATAACTAATGACGGTGATGTTTATTTAGATTTTGATGCTACCGCTGATGGATTTACTCCAACAAATAGTTATTCATTAACAGGAGCAAATCCTGGAACTATAGGATTTGTTATCAGAACAACAGATACTCAAGCTTTATTTTTTGGTACTGGTGTTTACTTAGGAGCTTTTAGGGGCTCAAACAAATTTTATAACTCTGGGTTTGGAACTCCTAATTTCTGGCAAGATGGATATCAAAAAAGTAATATTTATGATCATTTAAGAGATGGTAATTGGCATTACATAGAATTTAAAGGTGTAGATAGATCAGCTACAACTGGCTGGGAATTTTCACAGTATAACGGGTATCAATTGAATTGCGACCTGAGAGCTTGTATATCGTATGACCGAGTATTAAGTGCAGCAGAAACATTAAACAATTATGATTATTATAACAGTATTGGTTATTTAACTGCATAATATTTATAATAAAGAAATTAAACCATGGCAACAACATATCATAACGCAGCTTTAAATATATCACAATCAACAACTATAGACATGAATTACTCAGCATCTGGAGATTTTTTAACTGCAGGATCTGGAGAAACATATATATTAAAAAACATTCAAATTGCAAATACAACTGAACCTGTTACTAACACTTATTATGATACAAATATAACTGCAAGATTTATAGATTTTAGTACGTCAACAACTCATAGTTTAGCAAAAGTTATAAATGTACCAAAACATTCGTCAATTGATGTATTATCAGATAATTTAGTTTTAGAATCAGGAGATAAAATACAATTACAGATAACAGGCTCATCAGGTGGCACTGTAAACTATGAAGTAAATGCAGTAGGAAGTTATTTGAAAATAACATAAAGGTTCACCATGGCAATTCGTAGAGGTGAAATAATTACTAGAATTATAGAAAACGGTTTAACTCATAATATAGACCCTTCAAATCGTGTAACATATCCCAGATCAGGAATCAAAGTTTATAATACTATAGACACAGACATTACTGGTTCATTTATCAATGATGTAGCATATAATAATGAATCGCCAGATAATTTTCAATTTGGACTAGATGGAGTAGATGATATAATTAGATTCGAATCTCATTTTGCTGCATTTGGACAAACAGATATTACATTGTCATATTGGTTTAGATTATTAGGATCGCCTGCATCATATTGGCACGGGTTGTCCAACGAAATTGCTACTCAACTACCTTTTAGATCAAGAATATTAATTAAAGAAAATTTAGCTCAATTATTATATACATTAACTTTAAATGGACAACAGTCAATTACTCCTATTAGTTTTTCTTTGAATACATGGCATAATGTAGTTATAACAAAAGACAGCATAGTTGGTACCAAAGTATATTTAGACAATATATATAAAGGTGGACACTCAACGGAAACAGGTGCTATAACTGGAACTAGTACCACAACAGTAGGAGGTACTGACGTTGGACGTGGTTATGAATCTGGATATTACATGAATGGTAAAATAGGATGTATACATGTTTACAATAGAGCATTATCAGCAACAGAATTAACTCATAATTACAATGCAATGGTTGGGAGATTTTCATGAGTGGAAGAGCTGGCGAAATTATTACAGATATTGCTGACGATGGTTTATATTTTCATCTAGATGCATCTAATAGAGCATCATATCCTAAAACAGGTACTAAATCTTATAATACTATAAGCCCAATATCTGGAAGTTTTATAAATGACACATTTGTAGATTATTCTGTAGGTAAAGGTGTATTTAGTTTTGATGGTGCGGATGATGCTATTTATCTTGAAGGAACAGATAATGTTAATAGTTGGTTAATACCCGCTAATTCAACAGATCCATTTTCAGTTTCAGTTTGGTTTAATTCAAATAGTGTAACAAATAATCAATATTTAATATCTGCAGGACAAGGTGGAGGATCAAATTGGAATGTTATGATAAACTCCTCAAAAATAAAATACCGTTTAAGATATATTGGAGTTTCACCTCATTATAAAGATTTAATTAGTTCAACATCATTAACTAATAATATATGGTATAATACAACTGCGGTTTTTACTGGAGCTCAAATGATACTTTATATAAATGGGGTCGAAGATGGTACTCCAATATCAACAACTTTTTATAGAGCTACAAACAATGTCGATGGAACTATAGGAACATACTGGTATAATGGACAACCCCATACTGGAGATTTTAATGGAGAAATAGGACCTATATCATTTTACAAATCAAAAGCATTATCAGCAGCAGAAGTTTTACAAAACTATAATGGATTAAAAGGTAGATTTGGTTTATGAGATTAGGAGAAATTAAAACTGATATCGTTGAGAATGGATTGGTATTTAACATGGATCCAGCTAATAGAGCAAGCACTGTACCTAGTATGAGTACGGATAAAACATTTAATACTGTAGATACAAGTATTTCTGGATCATTTGTAAATGATACAATATATGATTCTAGTACAATATCACCAAGTTATGCTCTTGATGGTACTACAGATTACATTAGAGTAGGAAATAGTAGCAATAATTCAACTTTTGCTTTTGAGGGTAGTGCTACTTTTAGTATATGGATATATCCAATTTCTAATAACTGTATGTTTTTGACAAAAAGAAACACCGGTATTGGGTGGGAATTGGGGTTAGATACGGGTGGATATATTAGTTGGTATTTAAGATCATCAGGCCTAGTTACTTATGATACTGCTAATGGTACTACTTTAACTTTAAATAGTTGGAGTAATATTACTATTATATTAGATAGAAATGCTAATTTAGTAAGTAGATATTTAAATGCTTCCCTTACTGGAACTAACACATCTATATCAGGTTTAACTAGTTTAAGTGATAATACTACTGATGTTTGTATAGGTGGGAGATATGCTAGAAACGATCAATTTTTAAATGGGAATATAGGCCCCATACAAATCTATAATCGTGCATTATCCTCAACAGAAGTTTTACATAATTTTAATGCATTAAGAGGTAGATTTGGAGTTTAGGTTATATTTATAATAAACCAAAGAAACTACAATGGCAAATACATTATCAAGCACTGGAATATCTAATGGAAGTAGAATACTTCCAGCTCATATATCACAAATAACTGATGCATTATCAAAACAAGAAGCATATGATATAACAATATCAGGATCTTTAGTTGTAACTGGATCAGCAAAATTTGATAGTACACTATCAGCTGTTTCAATGTCAGGAGATGGATCTGCAATAACAGGAATACTAAACGCAGTAACTTCATCTCATTCTTTATTTAATGATTCTTCATCTCATGCAATAACAGCTAACACAGCTAGCTTAGCTTTATCTGGCAATGGAGTATTTAGTGGATCATTTTCAGGATCACACACCGGTATCGTATTAACAGCAGTTTCAGAAAGTTTAAATTTTGCAGACGATTCTGCAGCTGCAGCTGGAGGCGTTGCATTGGGCGGATTATATAGAAGTGCAAGTTTTGTAAAAATTAGGATTTCATAAAAAAATTTATTATAATAAATTATTATAGTTTACAAATAAATACAAACAAATAAAAATAAAGTTATATTATGGCAAAAAAAGAAACAACAAAAAAACTAGAGCAAGTAGATATTGATTCAATAGTAGAATTAAGACAAAAATATGCTGAAAACACAAATGCATTAGGTTTAATAACAACTGATGAATATGCAATTAATCAACAATTAGAACAACTTAAATTACAAAAAGAAAAAATGTTTTCTTCATTAAATGAATTAAGAGAATCTGAAATGAAATTAATGGATTCACTTAAAGAAAAGTATGGAGACGGACAAATAAATATTGAAGACGGAACATTCACTTCAATTTCATAGGTTTTTCCGTTAATGAATCATATTTATAATAAACATAATTAGAGGAGACAACTAATGGCCGAAAGAATAGTATCGCCAGGTGTATTTACAATAGAAAAAGATCAATCATTTTTACAACGAGGAGTTAGTGAAATTGGAGCATCAATAGTAGGATCAACATTAAAAGGTCCAGCTCAAGTTCCTACAAAGATAGGATCATTTTCTGAATTCCAAGAAATATTTGGAGGATATACCGATGAATCATATGTACCATTTACAGTACAAGAATATTTAAAAAATGCAGGTACCATTACAGTAACAAGATTATTGTATGAAAATGGATATAATTTACAAAATGGCGTATTAGCTATTGTAGCTGAATCAGGATCGGTTTCAGAAGTAACTCATTTATTACATCCAACTCAACCAGTATCAACTACAGGTGATTCAAATGTATTTGAAGAGTCATTATTTGAAAATTTAAATTCTGGATCTTTTAAACTAAAAGTTTCTGGAGCATTTGCGACGGATTCATCAATACCAGGATATTCGGCATATTTAACTACTGACTTTATTTCTGCATCATTAGATTCAACATCTAATAGTTATATCACAAAGATATTTGGAAATAATCCTAAATCAGTAAATTATCCAGTTTATGTGCAATACGAAAACAAAAATGCATTTTCATTATTTAATCAAAGTAGTGAAATATCAATGAGTTTAGCAATTGTAGATAAGTATCAATTTCTTCAAGATTTTCAAGCAGCATCTACTCCGTATATAACATCACAACAAATAACAGGTGGGTCTTCTATAGACTTATTTAAATTTCATACATTATCTCATGGTAACGTAGAAAATTTTGATGTTAAAGTTGGAGTAAGAGATATTAAAGTTTCATCAGAAGTATCAGATCCAAATGGATATGGAACATTTACATTAGAAGTAAGAAGAGTAAATAATCAACATTTACCTACTTCACCTTTTGATTCTGATGACACAGACAAATCACCAGACATAGTAGAACAATTTACCAATCTTAATTTAGATCCAGATTCTCCTAATTATATAGTTAGAAGAATTGGCGATCAATTTAGAACTATTGATAGTGACGGTAAAATATATGATAATGGTGATTATCCAAACTTATCAAAATATATAAGAATCGAAGTAACTGAAAATGTTAAAGCAAAAGCGATAGATGCATCTTTAATACCATTTGGTTTTAGAGCAACAAATTCTCCAATTCCAGATGTATCGGGATCTGCAGGTAATTTAAACCTAGGTGCCGTATCATATGTATCATCACAAGTAATAGGAAGTTCATATAGTTCAAAAAATTATTTTGGATTTGATTATACAAATTTAAATAACTTAAATTATTTAGCACCATTACCAACATCAGGTTCAAATACTGGATCAAATTCAGATTTTTATCTAGGAAATGTATCTCAAGCTGCTGAAGCTAATTTTCCAAGTATAGCTGGTGCCTATTCTGGATCTATAGGAACATCATTAGACGCCGGTAGGTTAGCAACAGAAATATCAATTAATACTAGAAAATTTATGGTACCATTCCAAGGTGGATTTGATGGATCAAAACCTAATTTACCTAAAATGATTGGAACTAATATTAAATCTTCAAATACATTAGGATTTGATTGTAGCACTTCAACCTCAACTGGAACATTAGCATATAGAAAAGCATTTGCAGCACTATCAAATACCGATTTCTTTGATATGAACATGTTAATTACACCTGGATTAATAGACAGATTACATTCAAGTGTAACAGCAGAAGCTAGACAATTAGCAGAAGATAGACAAGACACATTTTATATAATGGATGCAGGAGCTGTAACAGATTCAATTTCAACCGTTGTTAATCAAGTTAATTCAATTGATTCAAATTACACTGCAACATATTTCCCATGGGTGAGAATAGTCGATCCAGGAAAGAATAAGCCAATGTTTGTTCCACCATCTGTAGTAGTACCTGGAGCATTATCATTTAACGATACAGTAGCAGCACCATGGTATGCACCTGCAGGATTAAATAGAGGAAGTTTAACGTCTGTAATTAATACATATGAAAAATTGACTCAATCAAATAGAGATGAGTTATATGAATCTAGAGTTAATCCAATAGCAAATTTTCCAAATCAAGGAATTTGTATATGGGGACAAAAAACTCTTCAATCTAGACCATCTGCATTGGATAGAGTTAATGTTAGAAGACTATTGATAACTGTTAAGAAATTTATTGCTTCGTCGACTAAATTTTTAGTATTTGAACAAAATACAACCGCAACTAGAAATAGATTTTTAGCTATAGCAAATCCGTATTTAGAAAGTGTTAGATCACAACAAGGACTTCATGCATTTAGAGTTGTAATGGATGCAAGTAATAATACACCAGATTTAATAGATCAAAATATATTATACGGACAAATATTTTTACAACCAACTAGAACGGCAGAATTTATAGTATTAGACTTTAATATTCAACCAACTGGTGCTTCATTCCCAGAATAAAAGTTAAGGAATGAATATTTATATAAAAGAAATAGGATAAAACATGGCATTAGAGCAAGAATTAGATGGAATTAATCAAAATGAACTATTTGATAGTGCATTTGATTGGGAACCTAAATATACCAATAGATTTATTATGTATATGGGAGATATTCCTACTTATATTATAAAAGCTGCAGCTAGACCTTCTTTAACTAATGGTGAAGTTATTCTTGATCATATTAATGTTGAGCGAAAGCTAAAAGGTAAAACTAGATGGCAAGACATTTCGGTCACATTATATGATCCAATTGTACCATCAGGAGCACAGTCGGTAATGGAGTGGGTAAGATTACATCACGAATCTTTAACAGGTAGAGATGGATATAGTACTCAATACAAAAAAGATATTAGATTTAATTCACTTTCACCAACCGGAGAAATTATTGAAGAATGGTTGTTGAAAGGAGCATTCATTGCAGATTCAAACTTTGGATCAATGGATTGGTCGACAGAAGAATCAGTTCAAATTGAATTAACATTGAAATATGATTACGCTGTATTAGAATTTTAAAATAAATTATAAAAATAATGGGAGTTTAGGCTCCCATTTTTACGCTCTAAAAATATTTATTATAAATAAGTCATTCCAATCATATTGTTACATTTAAACCTAGGTAACATATGAATCGTATATTTATTATATTTTTAACTTTATTAACTTGCAATATATTCTGCCAAGATACTATTTTTAGATTTGAAGAAGAGCCATTAACTGGAAAGATAGTATTTATTGATAATAACATTATATTATATAATAAAAATAATTTTATAAAAGATATACCAACAGAAGTTGTATTTGGATATAAAAAAGACAACAAACTATCAATATTATATAAAGAAAATAAACAACCATTTTCCAAAATACAAATGAATGATTATGTAACGGGTAGAACAAAAGGATATCAAGATCATACTCCAGGAATACCATTTGCAATAGGATTTTTTAGTTCTTATTTTTATACATATTACAATACTAGAGGTTTAACTAGAAATCCAAAGTTTTCTTCATTGGTATTTACTGCAGTACCATCAATTGTATTTACATATGTAAAACCTAAGGCTAATAAAAAATGGAGTTTAGAAAAAAGAACAGGTTATCAATTATCTAGATCTGAAAAAAATCAAGTTTCATCATGGTGGGGTGCAGTATTAGGCACTGCTACTATATTTACTCTCTATTTTTCAAGTAACTAATATTTATAATAAAGTTTTAAAAAGGAAAGTTATGACAAAATTAACAGATCGTTATTCAAATGAAAATCTAATAAACTTAGCAACTCAAAATTACGACAAAACAAAAAAAAGTACTTTACCAACTGAAGTAGTAACATTAGCTTCAGGAGGAAAGGTATATCCAAAAACAAATCCATTAAGCTCTGGAAAAGTAGAAATGCGTTATATGACCGCTTATGACGAAGATATACTAACAAATGCATCATATATAAAAGAAGGAATTGTTTTAGATAAGCTATTAGAAGCACTTATAATATCGGATATCAATATAAATAACATAGCATCGGTAGACAAAGATGGATTACTTATACATGCAAGAATAGTTAGTTATGGTAAAATATATCCAGTAATAGTGGTAAATCCAAAAACCGGAAAATCATTAGAACGTGAAGTGGATTTATCAAAAATTTCTGCAATCGATTTTCAATTAGAATCTGATGAAAATGGTGAATTTGATTATACAATTAATGAAGATCTAACATTGAAATTTCAATACGCTGCAATTACTGGAGAACAAACAGTTTCAGAAGCATTGCAAAAAGCTATTACCCAAGTAAATAAATCTAGATCTGCAGAAGAAATAAAACATTTTATTCAATATGAATTTTTAGCTGCAGATGCTAAAAAATTTAGATCATATATTGCAGATAATGCTCCTGCAATGAATTATGAGTATGAATTTGAAGGTGAAGAAGGAGGCACCTTCAAAGCAAGGTTTCAGCCTGGAACAGACCTTTTTTGGTTTTAAACCAGAAAATCGTGTCGACTTACACGATCAATTATTTAATATTTTATGGGCAGGAGAAGGTAGATGGACATGGAATGATATATATCATATGCCATTATTTCTTAGAAAATTTTATGTACGAAAGTTAAATTCCATATATGAAAAACAAAAAACTGCAGAAAAACAAAGAAAGAAGAAGCCAACCCCTAAAGATAAAATTGCAAAACCTCCTATGTAAATATTTATATAAAAAGATATTTGCATGAATATTACTTATAATCACATACAAACATTAAAACAACTTCCTAATATTGGCCAAACAAATACAGGTGGACAAAACACCCCATCCGGAGGAAGAACTAAAAAACAACAATTTGTAGATGAACTAGGATTTGATCTTGGTGAGTTTGTTCCTGGATTAGAAGAAGCTATAAAACTTAGTGATAAATTAGATGATTCATTTGGAGATTTAGCATTAAGTTCAAATAGTCTTATACAACAATTTAGACGTCAAGCTAAAGGAGTTATTGAATTATCAAAAGTATATACTATATTCGAACAACGAAATAAAGAATTAAATAAAGCATTTGGTATTAATACAAAATCTGCAGTAGGATTAGGAAAAACATATGATACGTTAGCTAACGACTTTGGAGTTTCTGGACAAGCTACACGAAAATATGGACAAGACTTAAATAAATTACTTCCTGGATTACAAAAAACTGTAGCTGGATCTGGAAAACTAGGATCTAGCTTAGTTAAACTTCAAAAAGGATTTCAAGCAAATTTAGGATTATCTGGAGAAACTGCAAATAATTTCATTAGATTTGCTGGAGGTTCTGAAGAAGCATTAACGTCGACGTTAGAAACCGCCCAAGCGTTAGAAAAAATTACTGGTCTACAAGGATTAAATCGAGATCTAACAAGAGATTTATCTAATTTAGCACCACAAATACAATTGCAATTTTCTAGAATTCCTGGATCACTAGAATTAGCTGTATTAAAAGCAAGAACTTTAGGAGTATCATTTGGAGAAATAGCAGCTATAGGAGGTAAACTATTAGATGTAGAATCATCTGTTAATGATGAGTTAGAATATCAATTATTATCAGGAAAGCGATTAGTTGACCAAAATGGAAAAAGTTTAACACAACAATTTAGAACAGCAGCAATTCAAGGAGATGCAAATGCTCAAACAGATGCACTAAATAAAATTTTAGAAACTCAAGGAGATACCATAGAAAACAATGTTTTTGCAAGACAACAACTAGCTAAAACATTAGGAATTGAAGAAAGTAAACTATCTGCTATGGTTCAACAAAGAAGGTTGTTACAAAAACTAGGGCCAGAAGCTGAAGGTATATTAGAATTGCAAGGAGAAGATTTAGCTTCTGCAGTAGATGATTTTAAAGCTAAAAATAAAGATTTAGCAGGTGATCTAGATAAACTATTAGAAGTAGCAGATACAAGAACAACAGATGAGCGATTAGTTGATGTTTTAGGTTCATTAGAAGCTGCACTTTCAAATCGTCAATTAGATAACTTATTAAAAACTCAAGTACCAACGGGAGCAAAAAATGCTGACGGTGACGATATTTTAAAAGCTGGAGGACTAGATAATTTGTCTAAAATATCATCTGTATTTTTAAAATCGTCAACAAAAGTTACGAGTGAAGTTAGTAATTTTGTGAATGCAGGACAAACCTTAACTCAAGGTATATCTGAAACTTTTGGTCGGCTTTCTGTTACATTTGAAAAATTAACTCCTTCTTTAATAACATTATCAGACGCTATACCAGTTTTTGGAGTTTCTGTTAATAAATTTGTTGGTTCTATTGGTAAATTGATTAACACAACTGATGTTTC